TTCGGTTTAGAAAAATTCAAAATATTCAATTTTAATACTACATGAATGATATCGCATCGTTCATCGAGCCCTGAAATCTGTCATTCATCAAGTTTTTCATAAACTTTTGACTCTACCCAGAGAGAAAGAGAATGAATCTGCCTTTAGACCAGACTGCACTCTCTTATAATTGTACTTCTTATTTGAAGCATACATCTTCTTGGTTCCTCTGATACCATGATCAGGAATGTAGAGTTCTGCCGTGAACTCTGCCGGAGTGAGTACCTTCAGAATATTCATTACATCTGTGAATGTATTCAACTTATATGTACATGTAATCTTAAGCATGTTAGAACGTATTCTATTTCTTCTTAAGATGCCTGTTGAAACAGGTCTGACACTGTCCGAATCTAAATCATTGATTTCTACGCTGATCTCTGAAGGAGTCGGAATAAGTGTTCCGTTTATCTTGATTTTCGCTTCATCTGCCATTTATTCCACCTCCTAATAGTCAAATACAGGCTTGCCTGTGCGTGCTTCATAGTCCTTAATATTGTCAATCACCATCTTAGTGATTACTCTGCCATCATCAAGTACCAATTTAATGACGTAGGTAGCGCCTGTGCCGTCATTCTGAGAAAGTGATAATCTTTCTGAAATCTTTTCAGCAATCATATCAAGTCCCTGTGTGTTTCTCTGTAATGGTATTACTGCTTCTGTTCCTGCTTCACCAATATTGGCAATAGTGGATGCACTTACGATACCACCTTTTGCGAGTCTAGGAATCCTAGGAATTGAGAATCCTTTTCCACCGACACCAGGAACCCAATCAGGAATCTTTATCTTGCCGATACCACTTAAGAATTTGTTAATTCCATCAATCATAAAATTCAATGGAGCCTTGAAGATGTGTCCTAATCCGGAAACAATGCCCTCAAATATCTGCTTAACACCAAGCCATGCTCTTCTCCAATTGCCTGAGAACACGCCACCGATGAAGTTAGCTAGACCCATGAAAATAACCTGTACGGAATTGATGATAGGACCCATGTAGTCTCTGAACACCTTGACGACATTCTTAACCGTTTCAAACACATTCTTCCATTTGAAACCAAAAGTTCCTTCCATCCATTCACCTAGATTACGGAAGAATTCTCTGATATTGTTCACTCTTTCGCAGATTGTTTTGTCTGCGAGTTCAATAATTCCCCTAATTGCAGCAAATACCATATCAAATGTACCTCTCAATAGTGTTAAGGCCAATTTGAATATAGGTCCTAGAATATCAAGAATCGTACTGAATATAGGCGTAGCAAACTTAAGAAAATCGCTTAATAATCCCATAATGCTTTGGAATACATTCTCCCATGCGTTCCACAACGGTTTGAGAACAGTGTCCACAAAATCCATGATGATTCCACCAACTGTATCAATGATAGGTGCCACAATATTTAGAAATACCTTCTGAACAATAGTGGCGATATTTCCTAATATGCTTACTATGTCATCTCTAAAGTCCTCGCTCTTCTTCCATAAATCTGCCACTGTAGCAATAACTGCTGCAATGATGACATTTACAGGATTCACTGCCATTACAATAGATGCGAATATCTGTGGAAGAATTCCAAATGCACCGCTCAATGCAGTTGCAAGTGATGTCCATCCAGCAAAAATTCCAACCGCAAGCTGTATCTGTGTGATAACAGTACCAAGAATACCGGCGAGAGTAGAAAATAATGATAATCCCGCAATAGCTGAAAGAATGCTAAGAATAAGACCTACATTATCTGCTATGAAAGAGAATAATCCATCAATGATACTAAGAACCCCATACACCGCAACTAATACAACAGTCCAGTTAATCGCTTTAGTAATATCTCTCACTATTTTCAGAATCTCATTGATAATCTTCAAAATGGAGTTAAAGATATTCCATAAATGCTGGATGATTAAATCACCTAGACCGAAAGTATTCCATGCATCGGCCAGTCCTTGAGAGATATTACCGATTATCTTGAAGATGTTAGTGAATATCTTCAATATCAATTCAATAGTCTTTGCACCTGTGCCATTTTCCCACACTGTGTACATTGACTTGCCGATTTCCATAAGAAGATTCTTGACACCATTAAATGCATATACTGCAGCTGCAATCATCGGCGCTCCAAACTTATCCCATGACTGCTTTAATGGCTGGAAGAATTCAGCAACCTTCTTCTTGATTTCTTCTAACTGCTTGTCTACTTCTTCAAGAAGCCCTTTCTGTTCTTTTGCGCCACTGTCATCCATGCTGAATCCGCCGATATCACCACCGGAACCACCAGCACCGCCTGAGCCACCTGAGTCACCTGAAGACGGATCACTTGAACCATTGCTTGAATTGATGTTATTGATTGCATCGAATCCAGCAAGAGCTCCGTTCAATTCCTTCTTGAGTTTAGAAGCATTTCCTGCCGCTTTCTTTAATCCGCTACCTGTTCCGCTTGCTCCTTTAGAAAGCTTCTGTGAACTATCGGAAGCATTATTCATATTCTTTGCAAGAGTCCCTGTGTTTCCTGCTGCCTTTTTAGCATTGTTGGACACACCACCAAAGGAAGAACTCAACTTCTTTGATTTACCGCCAAACAGTGCCGTCAGATACCCAACGGCGACCATAACAACTTTAGTGAATGCAACAACATATGGGATGCATGAATTAATTGCCTTTGCAATATTGGTAAAGAATCCAGCAATATTAGACTGTCCGATTGTGTTCATTACATCTGACATACCTCTAACAATGGCTGTTCTCATATTAGCGATTGATGTAGCAATTCCACCTGTCGCATTTCTTGCCTGTTCTTCGAATGACTGATAGCCATTAATACCCTGAGTGTTTAGCTGCATAAGAGTATTCATGAACTGGTCCATTGATACAGTTCCATTTCTTAATGCCTCGCCTAGTGCGGAAGCATTGACAAAACCCATGGCCTCAGCCACCTGTTTCATCTGTGCAGGCATTGCAGTCATCGCTGAACGCCATTCAAACATATCCGGTTTACCTTTGGCATATGACTGTGACAGCTGTTCAAGTGCTGATTTCTGTATTTCTGAACTTGCACCGCCGGCAAGAATAGCATTATTTAGTGCAAGGAACATATCAGTTGATTTAGAGATGTTACCATTTACTGATGTGAATCTCTGTACTGCGCCTGATGCATCATCCAGGGTTGTTGGAAGTCCAATAAGCTTATTGCTTAGTTTCTGTACAGATGCATTCGCTTGAACGCTGTCAGCGCCTAGATTCGACATCACTCGGCTATAATTGCTAAGAGTATCAATTCTCTTGATTGCAGCATCAATATTACCTAATATCGTCGATTTAATCAGAGAAGCAATACCAAGACCCGCCACAATATTGCGAATACTCTTGAATGAATTGCCAATTGATCCTGTGACCTTATCAACATGATTCTTTAGGCTGGTGACTTCATTCTTCACGCTGTTCAGTTCTGATTTCGCTGATTTCGTCTGAGCAGATATTATTATCTGCAGTTCCTCTACCGTCATTCTGCATCACCGCCTTTCTTTTTCTTAATGCTTTATTATGTCTTTTACTGAAGGCAATACGAGAAGATCTAGCGCTTGCGACCTCTTTTCTTTCCTTCTCTTTTTCAAACTCTTTCCTATCCTCTTCAAAAAGTGAAGGATAGAAGTCCCACAATTGTGCAGGAGTGAATGAATCATCCTTGCCATTAAGGACAGCAGAAATACAATCCCTTATCTGAAGGGCCTGTATCTGAAGAGATATCGCTTCCTGTCGCACCATTTCTTTTTTCTTTCTTTCATATGCTGAAATAATATCGAATAGCTCATCTAACGAATAATTCCAAAATGAAAAGGGGTCTACTCCAGCATCAAGCGCTGGATCATAGACCGCCTTGTATATGTAATCTGTAATCAGGATATCTTCTAGAGATTCTTCTTGGCTTCCGCCATTTCCTTTTCCATTTTCGTTTCGAGAGCCCCAGAGAAAAAACCCGATACCTGAAACAATGGAACAAGAACATCACTAAGGAACTCTGTCTGTGAGCCACCTTCATCGATGTATCTATCAAACATGTCATTCACATCGCTTCTGTCGATGTTACTGTTGAATTTCTGAAGACCACCATGAACGATGTCCAGCATAGTGCATAATGGTGTCATGCCTGTTTCTGTATTGAGAAGATTGATAAGACTTCCACCATACATCTGTTCTAGTCTTGAGATTTCTCCTGTTGTAAGTTTTAATTTATATTCTTCTTCACCTATCTTCCAAATGATGAAGGGTTTTCTTTTTGCTTTTACTTCCATTTATCTATATCTTCCTTTCTATGCTGCTACGTCTGTTGGGTCAGTAACAGTGAGTTCAGATTGTAATGCGATTGAAACAGTGAATTCAATAGCATCATTGACACCACCGCCCGATCTTTTAACAGTGACCTGTCCTGAAAATGTAGTTGTAGTACCGTCCTTCAATGTTTCCTTGAACATTGCGGTAGCTCCTGTTTTTTCTAGTTCCCTCATTAATCTGTATGAAGATGTTGGCTTGCTGTTGTCATACTTGAATGTATATTCAAGGTCTCCAGGGTCTCCGATACCAAACTCATAGACCTTAACTGCATTATCAAGTGAAGAGTTTTCAACTTTTTCTTTTTCAATACCCATTTCAGGAATCTTCTTCAAACCTGGAAGGTCAGTGAAAGAAGTTCCTTTGTTTGTCTTGTCATAAGATAATTTAGCGCCATTTGCTAGCATTATATAGTTCCTCCTTATCAGTTACATACCATGATAGATGTAATCACTATCATAATATGCTTCATAACTCATTTTCTTGTGTCTAAGTCCTGATGCATCATCAATATCTCTGCATGATACTCTCTTGAGCCCCATAGCTGATAATGCCTTATCAACTCTCAAGGCTGTACCTGACGTACTCTTAGTATCCCAGATTTCAATTCTGTAAAGGACATGTGATATCTGCTCTTTGTCATCTGTCCATTCCGATACGCTATTATCTTCCTCAACATACTGAACCGCTGGAAGATTAGCCCAATCCTTAGGATAGATATCAGTGACTTCAAGGCCTTCATCTGTTAGAGCCTTATATACTTTATCTTTAATGTTGATCATAAATTCCTAATCCTTTTCGATTAACTGGCTGATTACAATACCAGCCTCTTTTACTGCTTTCTTTTCAGTCTTTTTTGCTCCCTGATACATGAATGGCTGTGCAGCCTGTCCGTCCGACTTGTAATATCTCTTACCATCAACCTCAATGACTACCCAATGGTAATGTTTTATCGCGCTGTCTGATAGCTTATCTTCCGGAATCCACCAAGGCTCCATAGTGTAAGATGGATTTGCGTATGGAGATATTCCAGAATGGTCTGCAGCACCTTTTCGACCTGTTCCGAATTCGACATATTGAGCATATGCCTTATTTGTATAAACATATCCCTTGTCGCCTTCAACACGTGTCTTAATTGAGTTTCTTAATGCACCATCATTAACAGGGCATTCAAGCACGCACCCACTTCTTATGGTTTCCGCAGCCTTTCCAAGAACCTGTTCAGGATTCTCAAGTACTGCATCTATAGCGCGAAGCGTTCTAAATAATTCATTAGCACCATTGAGACTCATTTAATGATCTTCTCCAATTCAAAGAGGCAGTGCCTGTTATATTCCTTCATGCTGATGATTCTGTAATCCGGTTCATCAATTGACTGATTATAGACATTCACTCCCCACTTTTCAGTGGGTCTGAAATCATCATCCAAATTCTTAGGAAGAATCATATTAAGAATGTAGTTCAGTCTCTCCCCATACATTTCAGCCTGTAACTTACCGGATGCAGGCCATATCTCAAGAAGCATTGATTTTCTCTTGATCCACTTTTCAGTAGTGACACCTTCGCCGTCCTTTTCGATGACAGGCTCATATACAGGATAGTTCTTAAGCGCTGAAAGTCTCATTGGTTCCCCTCAGGCTTCTTTTCGTGAACGATTCCTCCTGCACGAATCAGTCTCAAGTTGTTGAGAGTTGAGAGAATATCTTCAAAAGTGGAAGACTGAAAAGTAGATGTTATGCCACCTTCTGAGTGTGATGATTCTCCCACCATGCCCTCTCTGAAGTACATGGCACATGCTAGATCAGCCACACAGAAATCCATTGCAGTGATGTATACAGTGCGGTTGGTATGTGCTAGAGCACGCTGTTTTGCCATATCAACATAGATTCTTGCACGGCTTTGACTCATTCCCGTTCTTTCAGCAACAATCCCAACTAGATCCATAGATTATTCCTCCTGCATCTTTGTGAGAACTGCGACCAATTCCTTTTTAACAAGACTAGAATATCCGCTAACGCCCTTTTCCTTTGCAATAGTCTTTAACTGGTCAACAGTCATATCGTTGAGATCTGTCACTTCTGCATTTTCTACAGGAGTATCTTCATCATTCTTCTTGTCTTCAATGACACGATATCCCTGTTCAGTATAACGCTGAAGGTCATCCTCATGGATGACTCTTTCAACGTTGATTCTTTTTACAATGATCATTATGCATCAGCTGAGACGTTAGCAATGATTAGGTCAAGCATGTTGTCCTTTTCCCAGCAGTCATGATATCTTCTATAGTCAATCTGCCAAGCATTTGCATCCTGGTTAGTATCAGGGTCAAATACTCTTGTCTTGTCCTGCTTAGTAACACCGATAACACTATTGATTGGCGCCATTAAGAAGTTTACATTCTTAGCAGTTTCACCCTTTGTATATCCACCTGCGTCTTTTGTTGCTCCAGCATCAACCTTGATAGCTGAATACATTCTGTTCTTTGGTATAGGAATGAATGTGATTTCATCAAGCTTATAGATGTCTAATGTGATATTTCCAATAGTTAATTTACCTGATGTAAGGTTGCTGTTTACCATCTTTTCCTTTAATAATCTTAAAGTATCATATGTAATATGACAGATGATATCGCCCTGATATCCTTTATCACGGATAGTATCCGCTGCCTTTTCTAATTCAGAAAGAATATTCTGTTCAGTCAATGCAGTTGTTAGGATGTTTGCTGATTTCTTTGCTGTAACATCAGATACAACCTTAGAAATACGGTAAGCATCTACTTCTGGTGCAACATGCAAACGCTGGAATTCTCCCATCACTGTGCCAGCAGATGCAACGAAATTGGTTTCGTTCACATCCATTGCATCAAGAAGGAACTTTCTTCCACGGTCCTGTGTCATTTTGAATGTTTCATATTCAAGAGTGACAGCACCCTGTTTATATCCTTCATCTCTGTTATAGTCGCCTAAGCCGACTAATGACATCTTAGGGATTTTTACTTCTGCACCGCCGTTATACTTAACCTGTCCAGCGTTGGCATCCATCCATGATGTAAGAGTGAGATGCTCCATCTGTTTATCTAATTCAGTCTGAAAAATAGTTGAATACTGTAATGAATTAATTGCCATGTTCTATACCTCTTTTCTAAAATTTAAGTGCATTCGCGAATGCCTTTCTTGCATCCTCTTCTTCAGCAGTAAATACATTGTTTCTAGCCTTGTCTAAAGGTGCTTTGCCTTTTAATCGGTCATCAACAGACTGCTGAACTGCTCCCTTGAATGCTTTAGAGAGTCTTTTGACAGATTCGTTCACTGTATCAGCATCAGTGTAGTCGATGAAGTCAGCCATGTCTGCTGGTACTCCTGCAGCATTAAGCTGTTCCTTGGCAACTGCAGTCAGTTCTCTACGAGTAATTGCTGCCTCTCTGTTGTCAAGGTCTTCTTTTCTCTTGTCTTCCTCATACTGCTTCTTTTCATCATCTGTCATTTTTTGAAGTCTTTCGGCTTCTGTATGATCCTTCTCCCACTTCTTTTTTTCACGGGCAAGTCTCTGTTTGACGATTCTGTTTACATCATCCTCTGTGAGTGTTGTCACTTTAGATTTATCATCTTCTGGTTCACCTGACTGCGCATTATCGGGATTCCCTTCATCGCCTGTCCCTTCTTCCCCTTCTTCTGCAAAAAGCTGAAGGTTCAAAGGCATCATATTCTTAACGTATTCCATAATTAAATACCTCCGTTTATAGTCCGTATGACTGTTATATCCATGCACCTTTTAATGTCATATGCAAGTTATGGACAAACAGAAAAAAAGAAGAACATCAACCGCTCTTCTGTCTGCTTCTGTATTTCATCAATGCTTTAGGTTTTCTTTCCTTGGGAGGCGGGCAGTACTCCTCATATGTCTCGTGAGAGAGTTTTCCGCATATCATGCACATATATGTCACCTTCTTGACAATCACGTGCCTACGGCTGTCAAAATGACTTTTACAGTCATACTCAAAGTACTGGTGATGATGTGGTTTCAATCCTTCAGCCATATGATTCTCCTTTCTTGAAATTGAGTAAAATAAAAACCGACTAAACAGTCGGCTTATACAAACGGTATTATGTCTTTCAGGTCCTTCATGAATCTCTTGGCTTTTTCAATAGTTGAATTATCAGTAAGGTATTCTATGCCTTTTGGTGTAATCTCACACTTATCAAGATTGTATATATCTATGTTTTCGTCTATATCCTGGTCAATTACTATCCCACTGATATATCCATCATTCAACAGATTCACAATGACATAAGTCCAGTACTTTCTGTTGATCTGCAGATATTTACTGTCATGTCTTATGAGTGATGCATCAATATCCTTCCCTTGCTTTAGCTGCATATACAGGTAGGATAGAATCTGATAAACAATTACATGATAATCATCTCTTGCCATATTTCATTATTCCTTTTTATTCATTTCGTCTCTAAAGGCATCTTCATAATCAAGTTTGCCTGAATTAAGTACAAAATCTCTATCACGCTTCATTTCATCCAATTCTTCCTGTGTTTCAACGTGCACCCCTACAACAATCCTGTCTATGTTCTCATAAGTATGATAAAACATATAGTTTACTCCATCGTTAAGTGTAGGATATAATTCTGCTTCTATAGTTGCTAAAGCTAATGAAACACGCAAAGCAAACATCGGGTCACCTTGAAAAGAAGGCCCTAAGTCATCAAGATGGAACATCCCTCGTGATTGATCCCCGGTTTCATAATCCGTCCTAAAGTCATGTTTAAAATCAGAATATTCGCTCATTTTTTCACCCTCTTTTTAATATTGTTTAATGCATCGGTTTTGTAATTTCTATAATCCCATAATTTGTTATTTTTCCCAGATACAACATTTATTTTGATGTTTGCATCTATAACTTCTTTCTTGTTTACAAGTTCATTATAAACTGAATCACAGCTAAAACACATGCTTTTTTGAGATAAGATGAAAATTTCTTGATTTTTTAATTCTCCTTTTAAAATTTTGTCATAAATATATTCAAAAAACTTATATTCTGTATCGACATCTCTAGAATATTCGCCCTCGTGTCCCTTATATGGAACTGTTTTTAAATGAGGCGTCAATCTGGCATTATCAGGCGATAAAATTAATTTTGATTTTTCTCCTTTATAATTCAAATAATTAAAGTCAGATACTTTTGAAATTTGGCTTGAAGCAATATATATATCATCACCAATTTTCATTGAAGCAACATTTCCTCTTCCTGCTTTGGTTGTCATATATTCGTCTTTTGCAGTAAGGGCTTCTTTATCTAGTTCTAGAATCGTTTCAGCATCGACTTTACCATAGTCTGTTTTATAACGATTCACTGTCCTGAATTTATACTTTAAATCATTCCACTGGCTCTTATTGCCATATTTTACTTCCTGAAACTTTTCTAATGAACCAGGAACTAACTTGCTTCCAAGAACATTGCAGTAATTTTGGTACTGAATCTTATCTCTAGAATAATTCTTAGCTGACTTCTCAGCAGTGTTGATTGCTTCAGCACCATGCTTTTCAACCATTCTCTTATGCCACTCTTTATAAGTCTCATCCGCTGGAACCTTTATCTTTTCACCTGTAACGGGGTCCCTTGCAAATCTTTCTAGATTATGCATAGTTTCATCATCAAGATTCATAATAGTTGTAGAACGGCACCATGGGTGCATTGGAGGGGCGTTTACGCCTATCTTCTTATCATTCACCCTGTATACACTTCCGTCTCTCTCACGGCAAATTTGAGACGTTCTAAGGTCTAGTGTTGCAACAAATCTATATTCCTCTATGCCATAATCCTTGTAAGCCTGAAAGTGCGCCTCATTGTGGATGTATGATGATTCGGTTCTTACAAGTCTTCTAGCTTTATTTCTACCTGATAGGAACTGTTCGTTGATTGAGTCGGTCATTTCCTTCTCTGTCTTTCCTGTAAGGGCTCCTATCATGAGCTCCTCTTTTAGTGCATCGGCCACCTTCTGAGTATTGTTCCATACTCTTTCTGAATAGTTCTGTCCTGACCATTTCTTTTTCAGAATGGTTTCAAGAGCGCCTTCATCAATAGGGCCTGTCTGAAGATCTAGACCGCTCATTCTTGCAGCTTCATATACTGCATGGTGATAACTGCTTTCATAGACCTTTCGCATTGTCTTGTCTATTGCATCTCTTTCTTTGGATGCAACCGCATTGATTAGCCTGTTTATTGACTTATCAATATCGTCAAGCCTCTTCATACGGTTCTTGTATGCTGGGGCTTCCAATTCTGCTAGCACCTCTCTTTTTTGGGCACCTGTCTTATTCTTGTATGCTTCAAGCAGTTTTTCGAAATTTCTGCTGTCAGCCTCTGAAAGAAGATTAATAGCCTCGTCTCTTGTTAGATGATGCTTTGAAGCGAATCTATTGAATATTCCCTCAATCTGCTTGGCAGTGTAGATTGCAGCCTTGCTATAGATTACGCTCAAATCTTTAGCGCAGTCCTCAGCTAACTGCATATCCTTGTACATGTTCCTTGCTTCTCGCATCTCCCAGTACTTTATATTTTTGATGTTAGTCATAACAGAACACTATTATTCCTTGTCTTTGTCATCATCATTATCATCTTCCTCATGATCATCTGTTTCTTCTTCATCTTCTGGAGGAGTATTCTGATTTTCGGTATCAAATAACTGCTTCTGTGTTTCAAGTGCTTCCTGTTTTTCTTTTTTGACTTCTTTCATTTCATCATCAACGTTTGAAACAAAGTCAAGGAGTGCAAGAAGTGTCTTAGTTGATACAACACCTTTAAGGTTCGCAATGATCTGTGATAATTCAAGACGGTTCTGTGGGAGTCCTCTTGTAAATACAGGCTCAATCATTGACTGATCAGCAGCAATCGCCTTTAGATTGAGGTAAGTACAGAACATTCTTATACGCTTTTTAAGCCCTTTCTTGTAATATCTCTCTTTTGTTTTGGTGAGGGTCTCAAGGGCTAGAAGCTTATATTGAATGGCAATGCCTGAACTGTTGCCAGCAAAGTTTTCATCTGTCAGATTAGGAACATGAGAAAGCGAATAGATATCTTCCTTTATTGAGCGCTTGAGTGTTTCCACAGCATTCTCGTCAAATGTTCTAGTCAGATATTCAGAGCGTGCATCAGCAGGAAGTTCCATAACACCATTCTTACGGATAGCCTGGAGCGCTTTTGTTGCTTCTTCATCGTCATCACCTAAAAGAGCGCCATAGACAACAAGTACTGCATCAATGAACTGCTCCTTATCGTTGATTCTGTCAGAGCATAATGTATTGTATGCGTCAATAAGAGAAATCTGCTGTTCATAGTCTCCAATGCAGTCCATGTTGTTTCTATACTCAATGATAGGGTCCTCACCTAAGAAATGTGGATAAGGCTCACCTAGTTCTGAAAACTCGCCTTTTTCGAATTCCTCATTGCATGTGATTCCGATTCTTGTGACATAGTTCTCACTTGTAACTGTCGCAATGATATTGAACCTGTCAGTAGAATCATCTTTTTCAATCGAATAATAAACGCTGAATAGTTCATGCTGTTCAATTGAAGCATCGAAAACCTTGAACGTTGACAATGGGTCAAGAGTCTTGGTCATCAGCTTGCTTTCATGCTCACATAAGTAAACATACTCATAAGCGACACCAGCACGTGACATATTGATAGCATTGCATGAATCTGTATCATCTGTTTCAGCATCAACAAATGCCCCTGTCAGCTTATCAATATTGCCGTCTTCTGTATTCTTCTTGAATGTAATAGGGTTTGAAAGAAAATAGCCCGTCGCTGTATCTGATATATCTTTAGCATGATTTACCATGATCTTATTGTTCGGCTGGTTCTTGAACTTCTTTTTCCTGTTCATGATGGCATGCTTACCAAAGTAATAGCCGACATTCTTCAATATCTCAGGAGCACGAATACTATAATGCTTACTAATGAGACGAAGGATCATGCTTCTGTCTATGTTTGTCTCGTCGAATTTTTCTCGTGGAATCGTGAAAGTATAATACATCTTTTAAAATCTCCTCTTTCCTGCTCTTGCCTTCTTCATAAGGATTTCATTTTCTATAGCATATCTAACCGCATCTATAGTGTGGTTGTTTCTGTCGGGGAAGTCCCCTCTAAGGTTGCCGTCTCTATCCATTTCAATTTCATAGTCATTGAATTCACGTGCAGCATTGGGGCATCTAATAGGATCTATAATTATCTTATCTAGGTCCTGAAGGAACTTTATTCCATTGTCTACACTGTCAGCGCCTTTCTTTGCACCGATGATATTGAGACCTAATAACTTGAATTCATTAATAGTTCTTGGTTCAGCTGAATCAGCAGTGACTAGCTTGTTGAGCGGGTTAATCTCTTTTATGAGTTTTACGGCCTTGGCATTTGATAGTCTAGTTCCATATACTTCACCAAAAATAAAAAGACGCCTGCGCGTCTTGTCATAATTCGCTTTGACATATGCTAATGGGTCACCAGCATAACCAAAGTCCAATCCGTTTTTCAATCTATCGAATACCTGTATTTCCTCGTCGGTTATCTCACGTATATCAAGATTGGTGAAAACCTCGCTACCTGTACCGGTTACCTCTCCCAAATAGTCATGCTTATACTTATCAGGCTTTGTCTCCTTCATGTGGTCGGCTTCAATTAGAAACTGCTCCCCAAGCCATTCAGGAGGTGCCTGTAAGTAAGTTGTGTGAGAAACATATGTGTCATCTCTTTTTACTAGAACTTGCCTGTTGCACCAATTTCTTTGGCTTTCGGGAGGGTTGAAAGAATAAAAGACACAATACTCATGTCCACCACGAAGAAGTGACTGATTGATATTGGTTATTTTATCGTATGTTTCGAATTCGTCGCATTCTTCATACCATACGTATTTTACATATCCGACAAACACTTTGATAGATTTCAACTTCTTAGGATTGTCAGCACCTTTGAATATTATCTGTTGTCCTGTCGGTCTGTATGTCATCTGCAGCTTAGATTCAGGTATGTCCCAATCTTCTTCAGCCTTCAGCATGAATATGCCCCACTTGATCTGTTCATAGACTGAACCCCTTAAAGTGTCCTTTACACGTCTGATAACAACGGCATTACTCATTACACCACGTTTCGCATCTCTCATAATCCCTAGAGGAATCTCTGTGCCAATGAAAGAAGATTTTAAAGAACCACGTCCACCTTTAAGCCAGTAGTGTGTATATGCATTAGTCTTAACATATTTATGAAGATCATAGAACGCTGGGCCTATAATGTCAGAAAGCTTTGCTTTATTCGATGTCATCTATAATTACTATCTGTCCATTTGACTTGATATCAAGACTGCTGCCAGGCTTATTGCCACTCAAGTCTCTAATGAATTCCGCCGCCTTAGTGTCGCCCTTCATTGCCTTCTGAACCTGTTTAATGAGTATTGCATCCTGTACAGTCACATTCTTGCCATTCAATGCAGCAAAGTTCTTTATTGTGTCCACATCGGCTATCTTACCGGATTTAAGAGACATGGAAAGAAGCGATGCAAGATTGTCTTTCATTGCCTTCTTTTCTCTTCTTGCCTTGACAGATGCAAGTCCGCCTTTACGGCCGTTCTCTCTTCTTTCTTCTGGTGTCATGTTTGCGAACTCACTTTTTGCCATTTGCTATCACCTGCCTTTTTGTTTATTGATTTTTTACTTGCTAAATTTATTTTAAATTCACACATTTTCAATAACAAAAAAGCAACCCTTGACGGATTGCCTTCTCTTATACTTCTAAATCTTTAGATTCGATTTTATAAAAAGAAGCCCTTAAAGAGCTCCTAAATCTTAGCAGTCAACCGGAATCGAACCGATGCCTTGTCTATCAACCTGTTCTGCCAGCCTAAACTATCTTCTGCTAAGGTAATCATGCCATACTTTTTTAACGCTTTCAACCATTTTCTTTTCTTCCTTAGTTAATCTAGTCGCACCTTTTTTGCCATCATTCTCATTATGAAAATATCCGTGATGTACATGAGGGTCCAAGCCCGCATGTTTATGTCCAAAATTTATTTCTTTGACATGCTTGTTTTCTTTGTCGAAATATACAATTTTTATTAAATCATCTCCACCAGTAAGCGCATATACCCTTCCTTTTGTCATTGTTTCCATAAGACTTTCGGAATCTCTTGAATTCGATTGAATAAATTTAACATTCCCACTTACAAGTGCTTTACCATTAGAATCTTTTACAGCGTGAAATTGTGAGCCGTATACATTTCTCTTTTTGCTTATTCCACTAGATGCACCTCTACCACCCATTTTTTTATACTTCCTTTTATTTTTTTTCTAGTACTTTATTGAATTTATATTTGATATCTCTACGTTTAAGATAGTATGCCTCAGTATGCCAATGTCATCTTAAACCTTTCGAGTGCCTTTAACATTACATTGCATTCCAGTATAAACTGTGTTTATTTATGCCTTTTTTACTGTTTCTTGGACTGTAATGTTTATCATCTTCAGCTTTCTTCTTTTGACGTTCATCATACATTTTGTCAATAGCTTTATCAGATAGAACAGAAGCTTTACCTTTTCCAATCTTGTTCACTTGCTTAATCATAGCGTCAACGCTTCCGAGCTTATCGTATATTGGCTGCAAATGATGCACTTTTGAGTGAAAAAGACCGTCAAATCCTTCGCCCTCTATCGCATCTTGTACTTTTCCATTTATAACCTTATAGTGTCTTGTTCCATTTTTGTCAGTAAGGCTAAAACCATTATATTTTGCATTGCTCGCTTTGCCTCTTCTTATTCCACTTGATGCACCTCTACCACCCATATATATTATGCTCCTTTCGATATATGATTTATATATTCTTTAATTTTTTCATTTTTTCTGTCACATGATTATCATAGTATTTTACATTAGCCCCCTTGAAGTCATAGCCAATGTCACCACCATAAACAAGTACATTCTTAGGCTTCAGCCTCTTCATGGCTTCGTCCATGCCCTGTGTCCATATCTTTGTGGCTTCCTTGCTGCGCTTAACTCCAATAGTAGAAACCGAAATTGTACTGTTAGGAGGAATACCATCAAAACAAAAAGTAAATGTTTCTGGCTCTGCCCATGATACAGTAGGAATCACTCTAAGCCCTCTATCCTGATAGATCTGACCAATTAAACGGCTTCTGTATACATTCCATATCTTCATGGCCATAGGCATATCCATGTAAAGAGAAAAATCAGGAGTAAGAATACAGTCAAACTGCGCTAGCTTATCAACATACATCTGAGGAGATGCCCAAATTCTTTCAAATTGATAGTCATCAATGTAAAAATGAACACCTAATTCATATCTATCAGAATTCAATACATAATTGAAACCAACAAGATCATCAGGAACATAGTCAATTCTTTCAAGTGTAGGCATCTGATAGAATCCTATTGCTCTAAGTTCATCATATTCATCAAGGTTATATGCGTTTCCTGTTCTTTCTCTTTCATTAACCTTTTCAGAATCATCTTCCTCAGGTTCTTCAAATTCAATTGACTCAAACCCAAATGAATCCATATCTATATTGATAATGTCATCAAGTTCACCGCTTAGGATTTCAAAATCCCATTCAGCTCTCTCTGATACCTTGTTATCTGCTAGTCTAAATGCCTTAATCTGCTCGTCTGAGAGGTCATCGGCTACTATGCATGGAACTGTCTCAAGCCCTAGCTTTAGCGCTGCTTTAAACCTTGTATGACCGCATACGATGATATTATTCTTATCAATCACTATAGGAACCTTAAAACCAAACTCCTTGATGCTGTTCATCACCATTGGAACGGCTTCATCATTCCTTCTAGGATTGCGACTATAAGGGATTAGATCAGCAATAGGCTTCTGCGTTACCTTGATGTCATTCATCTGTTATTCTCCTTCCTGGCAAAATAAAAAGGCACTTATACAAGCGCCTTGAAATCATAGTTCTCTCTCAAACTATTTCCACATGTTATATGTTAGCACCTTTATATTACTAATGCGTTTTGATTTCATGACTTTTCTATACTTTTTGTTACATTTTTATCATTTATAACTTCAGATAATTCGATGATACCAGAATAAAGAAAGTGTCTTACTGTTCCCACTGAATACTGCATCAAGTCGGCTATATCATAATCACTCATTAGTTCAACATACTTATAAAACAATGCATCACGATGATTCATGTTGTCTAGTTTCTCAATATCCTCACGAATAAGAGACATCTGAGCAATATACTTATCCTTCATCATGATGTAATCGTTCTGAGTCTTAGGCTCTGAATATGAACCGCTAGGACTGTCATCATATCTGATTGATTTAACATTAATCATCTTGTTATTGATGTACTCCACTCGATTGCGCATATTCCTATAGCTTTTAAGATAGTTTCTTGTCTCTTCCGGCGTCATCTGATTACCTCCTATTCAAAAATAAAAAATAAATAAATCACTATCACCAGTACGAATAAAATAAAAAACAAAAATTAACCTCCTTTCTGGAGAAGAAGAAAACAGTCCTTTACTCTTCCTATTGGTTTTCAATTTCCGTCTTCTCTTCTCCCAGCAATACCATAACTTTTTAGTTGGATAGCAAAATTAGCGCTTCATACTCTTATTCTTTGCAAAAGAAGGTGAATGAGATTGAAGCAAAGCCATGACACTGCTGTTGTTTGTTGGTTTTAGAATAGAAAAATATGTTAGGGCATCAAGTTCATGAGAGGATCTTGCTTTTAGAAACAAATCTATTAAGAGTAATCCATATAGATTTTCTTATTTTAAATTTTCTTATGAGTTAAATATAGAGAACTCAATGCCCTGTGTAGTTATCTTAAGTCTCCTTTATAGTTGTCTTAAACTTATATTCAAATAGCTTCTTCTTGATTTTATAGACGGGGGTTCTGAGACCTTTGACGTCCTCTATTACCTTTTCATTACCTTTGTAATAGACAAAGTCGGCCACATACGTGATAGGTCTTCTTTTTCTCTTCTTCCCATCAATAACAATCTCAAATGACGGTATTAGTTCAAACTGAACCTGAAGAGACAGGTCTCTAATGCTTCCCATCTCTTCAAGTTTCTTGAGTTCTGTATATCTCTTTGCTTCTTTTCGGCTGTCGAAGACAATGCCGTCAACAATTGCCTTCTTAGCCTTGTATTTATTCTTGATCATTAGAATTGAATATCATCCTCTTCCATAACTAATTCATTATCATCAAACTGCTGGATAGGTTCATTATGTGCATAGTTATTTACGGGTGTTTGTGTTACTGTTTGATTTTCTTTTCTAGTGTTAATAAACTGTACAGAGTCAGCAATTACCTCAGTAACATATACCTTCTGACCTTGATTGTTCTCATAGTTTCTTGTTTGGATTCTTCCATCAACAGAAACAAGTGAGCCTTTAGAACAGTAACGTTCTGTATTTTCTGCAATCTTCCCCCAGCATACACAGTTGATAAAATCAGCTTCCTGATCATCGCTTTTAAAGTTTCTTTCTACTGCTAAGTTGAAAGAAGTGACTGCCTTCCCACTCCCTGTTCTTCTTAGTTCAGGGTCTCTTGTAAGTCTTCCGACTAATAAAGCACGATTAAGCATTAATAGTGTTCCTCCTTGTCTTCTTCGATGCCACTCACAATCACTGACATGACAACGAAAACTGCAATTGCAATCACAGATACCACAATAAGAACGCCAACAATCAGCACAACGATAGCAAACACAGAAAATACATTTTCTAATACCTGCAATAAAAACATCTATATCACTCCTATCTGATAAACAAGTAAATCATTAGCACTAGTGTAGCAACATAAGCTGCTGCTAAGATAAAGAAATCCCTGTTAGCCTTTTTGCAGCTTTTAATGAGTTTATTGTTAAACTCCTGAAGATCATCCATCTTTTTTGAGTCTTCATGATAGATACACAATATAGTTTTGTTTGCTTCTTTATAACTTTCGCACTTATCTTCTAAATCTTCATTTTCAGCCTTTAAATCTTCTAGTTCTTCTTTCAAATATGAATACTCTTCTTCTAGCTCCTTATATTCGGCTTCCTTTTCTTCTACAATTTCTTGTACTTTTTCAGCGCTAAAAATCAATGTATTCAGCCTCCTCTTCTAATTCCTTTATATAATCCTGAGTTCTTTGCATAGATCTTTCTACTTTTCTTTCTATGATTTCAGTAATTTTATCTGTGACTAAATAACCCATCACATACAGCTCATATATGCATATCAATACATCCGCAACCTCTTCATTTAAATGTGAAGCGTTGATTGGGTCTACCCCATAACGTTTAATTTTTGATATTGCTTGTATAAGTTCTGCATTTTCTTCCATTGCAATGGTTAGCATGTGCTGATTGCCCCATGTTTTGCATACTTTTTTAAGTGCAGGCCAATTTGATGTAAGGCAACTAAGCAACTCATTTAATTCTTGTGTGTTCATTTACTCGTCTCCTTTCACTTCTAAGTCTTCAATGTAATCATCATTTTTATGTGCAGTTAAATATTTTAATAATTCTGTATCTGAAGTATTAGGACTGTAATATAGATCATCAGGATAAAAAAACTTAGTAAACTGCGTATACCATCCACTTTTTTTAAAATATTTATTAAAACCCATCACTTGAATTTTTCTGACATATAATTTAGGTGTTAATTTTAAAGTCAACATTTTAATATCAGCTGTTAAATACTCAACTTCCCAGTTCTTCTCATTTCTTAAGAATGAGGTTCTTTCTTCTTTATTCTTCAGCATCTTCAACCACCTCGCAATTTTCTAAAACCTCTTTGATTGGTGTAGGTGTACTGTCTTCCCATTGAACGAATTGGAATAACTTATTAAACATGTTCATGTGGCACATGCCACAACCAGTCCACCAAGGAGCACTCTTACTTTTTTCTGGTTCTACATCATATAGAAAAATATTGCCATTACCATCTCTAACGATATACATGTGCTTTGTGTTGTCTGATAGATATTTTAAAATATCATATTCCAGTCTTGTTAACTTAATAGGCTCTTTATATTCAGAAAGAAGCCATTTCATACGCGGAAAATTGCAGCCACAATCATCTCCTTCATCAAAAATACAGTTTGCACATTTAAAACCAGCACAGCTTATTGCAGTATTTTGTCTATCTTTGCTAACCGCAAAATAATAGCCTCCTTCTGTAATATCTAACAATTCTTTCTTATACTTTTCTGCATTAAGCATTATCAATCACCTCTGCCGTTTTAAGTAATTCTTCAATGCTAAATAATTCATCTTCTCTTAGGAATTCAAATAACTTCTCACAAAGAGGAACACAACTTAGCGGTTCATCAAATCCGCCCTCAGGAGAGTGCCAAGTACCATCCTTATCGATTGGCTTTAATGTGAAGAACGCGATTGTAAAATCATCATCACGTGATACCCATTCATACCCTTCAGATAGCATATATTCAAGTAAGCCGTGCTCCAGAGCATTCATTTTTATCTTGTGCTTCTGATATAACCATCTAACGATATTGATTTTTGAACACACGAATTTAGCTCTTCCCTTTAGCAGTTCCTTTGTATCAGGACAAAATACACATTTATCGCATGATCCTTCTTGCCCACAGCAGAATATCTCACCGCTTGATTTATCTACCGCAAATTTAAAGCCTCTGGATTTAATTTCATCTTCATAAAATTCAAAATTTGTCATGTTATAAATCCCCTCCTAGTTCTTCCATTGATTTTCTTAATTCAGCAACCTCTTCATCAGAGACTTGCTCTTCATCATTTCCGTATAGTCCTTCCGCTAATCGCCTTAATTCTTCTTTATCCTCTTCAGTTACTCTTTTTTTAAGTTTCTTTTTCTTCTGGTACCATTTCTTTTCTTTTGCTACTGCTAAAGCAAAGTTCTTTAGATTGGTTATTTTCTCAAGTCCATAGAGTTTGCATGTTTCTATTACTTCATCGGCAACTTCTTCAAAGTCATTTTCAATAAGAAAAGATTTTAAATCAGACAAGTCAGAGTCACTGACAGACAGTCTTCTTTTATTCTTTATTTCTTTTATTCTTTTATTCTTATTACGTCCTACCTCTTGTCCTACTTCTTGTCCTACTTCTTGTCCTACCTCTTGTCCTACTTCTTGTCCTATTTTTAGGACACTAGGTGAGACACGGTTCTGATATTTATCCCAGTTCTCAACTGTTATAAGAGTGCCTTTTCTAGATATATCTAATTTGATTTTTCCACACTCTTCTAAGAGATGAAGATATTTAGTAATGGTGTTTTTTGCCATCCCGCATCTTTCTGATACCTGTCTAAGAGACAAGATGCATTGTCCTCTCTTGATAAGCTGGCCATGATGGTAGTAATCAACAGGATTGGCATGAAGAAGGATGTCAATCCAAAGGTGTAGCATTTTTGAATCATGATAGACTTCGTCATAGTCCATCATGTATAACTTGATCCATCTTCTTTTTTCATCCATCCCTCATGTCTTCCTTTCTTTAATTAGAACTGTTCATAATCATAACCATCATCGAAGTCACCGAATTCAGCATCGCCAAAATCAGTATTGACCATCGCCTCTTCTAGAACCTTGTCAGATTCTTCATGTGGCTGTGGTGCTTTTGGCGCTGAACTTTCATGTTCGATTGCTTTAGGTGCTTCTTCCTGTGCCTGTGGTTCTTCATCGTTTACAAATGTAACAGGAGCATCAACATACTCTTTTGTACCATCACTATTGATTACTGCCATATCGGCATCAATAGCGTTCTGCATATCAATTGACATGATACCCCACTTGCTGATCAACTGACGGAGCATAGTCTTGTATGCCATTCCATCAAAGTCTTTAGACCAGAATGTCCAGTTAGTGCCTTTTCTTTTATCTGCTACATATCCCTGAGAGTATTTAAGCGCATGTGCTTCCATCTTCTCTTTTGACCAGTACATCGTCTTTCTAAAGCCGTTAGTATATTCAAACATTGCATAATAGCCGACTGTCTTAGCGTTCTCTCTTACAAGTTCATCATCAATTAATCTGACTTCAATCTCTTCATTAAGTGGGTCGTAACGGATTAATTCACCTTCCTTAATCGAAATAACATTTAATTTTCTATACTGTCCACTTCTGATAGCTAGCTGAATGTAGCCTTTATAACCTAATTGGAACTGTGCCACTGTTCCTCTCTTAGTCTTGTAAGGTACAAAGTAGTACTGTCCTAACTGAGGGGAAGGAGATAGGTTGAGCGCTTCACCAAGGAATGCAGCAGTAATGATACTATTAGGCTCACATTCCTGAAGCTTTGGATCATTGACAACTGTAGAAGTAATAGAAGCGATGAAACGTGTTCCATTCTTACCGCCAACAACATCATTGATTTTTCTCTGTACTGCTGGGCTTGATACAAAAGCACTGAATTTTGCTTTGTTTGTTGTGTCTTTTCTTAAACTGTTTTTAACTGTCATTGTTTCCTCCATTTCCCCGCGCCTTCGTTGCGCGGACACAAATATATAATCAAACTCAAATCCACC